CTAAAATTCCTTAATAAAGCTGTCGGTATAATCCTTTTTTACGGAATCAAGGAAATTCAAAGCGTTTCTCTTGATGCCGAACGCGCCTACCTGTACGTAAAGCATATTATTATACGGCTTGATAAAAGCATCGCCGTATTTTTTCTTAACTTCAAGGAGAAAGCTTTCGGCATTGCCGCGAACGCTGAAAGCCCCGACCTGCACATAATAAAGCCTTTGCGTGTTGACCGTATCAAATTCATTTTGCAGAACACTTGCCTCCCCTCCCCTAAGCTTTGCAAGCTCCGCCGCTACCATGCCCTTAAAGCGCGAATACGCCGCCGAAGAGGTAACATAATATAAGGGGCACTGCTTCCCCGTAACATCGTAATGCCGTATAATGTCGTTTACCGTGAGTCCGAATCTGTCCAATAAGTAAGCAGTAAGCCACGCAAGCGATTTCTCCGTGGCATCGTTAAACTTTCCCGTAGTATCGGGGTGACAGGTTTCTATGCTGATTGAATATCCGTTTGCTTGATTTGTGCAGTATGACCATTCGTTGAGCGGTATGCACTGGATAATCTCGCCCTCCAAGCCGACTATAAAATGGCTTGAAACATATCGGTCTTTCCTATCCTTTAAGCTCTCAAAATAATTTCGGTTATTCAAAGCCGTGCTTTTCGGGTTGCCTACGTAATGCACGGCTATTTTTGTTACCTTTTGGAGCTTAATACCCGGTCTGCTGAATGGGTTTGCCGTTAAAAACATTTCCTGAATTTTCATTGTGATTTCCTTCCCTTGCATGTATAGCCGTTCAACCTAAAAACAATTGATTTAAGGTTGAACGGCTATATTTTAGCAAATTAAAAATATTTTAAATAAGCAGTTGCTTATTTGGTTTTTATATCAGCCTGCTTTTCGGCTTGAGATTTGATGCTTAGTGCCATTTTCATAAGAAACGGCGGCAACGGAGTACCGATGTCGTTTATATTTTCCAAAATGGAAATGAATTCATTTGCAATCAGCCAAAGAGCGGCAACGGACGCAATAACAAAATGCGTTTCAACGTCAAGAACAATAAGAACCGTTGCGTGAGCGAGCAGGCTGTCCATCAGCATACCTACGGCAACTAAAAGCCACATGCAAATTTTCTTCACAATCCCCCGAAGCCCCGCGCTTGAATTAACTTCATTGCCGCGATATTTTGCCGCGGCAATCCCCGTTGCATAATCGATAATATTGCTGATGACGAGGATTGCCATCGGCACGGCAAGAATCCCAAGCCACCCCGACAAGGCAGCCCCCGCCGCTATAAACCAAGCTTTCATTTTAGCCACAAAATCACCATCCTACTGTTGTTTTACAGGCGGCAGGTTGCCGCCATTACGGAATCATATCCGCTTCGCTGTCTGAATCATTGTCTGTCTCGGGCGGCGAAGGCGGCTCGCTAAAAGCTCCCGTGCTAGGGTCATAAACCCAACCAATCGGAGCTTCAAGCTCCGCCTCTTCCTCCGTCTGAGCATTCAGCCGAACAAGCCGCGCAACATAATCCGGCGCGTATCTTTCGTCTAACGCCAACCCTCTCTCGTCAACTTCCTTTTCATAACCCCCGACTAAATTCTCAAAGGTTACATAGGCAAACATAACCATAAAAAAACCTCCTTTTAATTGTTAATTGTTAACTGTTAATTGTTAATTATTAACAGCCTTACCCTTCCACTATTATGATTCCGGCAGTGCCGTTTCCACGGCTGTTGTCAGTTCCGCCTGTTCGGTTCGCGCCGTTACCGCCCGCTCCGTAAACGGTAATGCCCTGCCCGATTACTTTAAAGCCGCCGCCGCCCGGACCGCCGGCACCGATGCCGGTTTGTGTTGAGTTGGCACTGTTGCCGGTTCCCCCGTCTCCGCCGCGCGAGGTTTGAGCACTTACCTCCGTCATGTTCGTGGCACTCTGCGTTCTCATCTTAAAGCCGACCGGGATAAAATACGGTAAAATTTCCTTTTCAAAGTTCTCCTCAATGCTCTTTGATTGAGCTGCGCCGACACCGAAGGTATCTTGAACGGTCGGTCTGAGTACGGATACGGAGTGCGCCGAGCGTCCGCCCTGCCCTACTGCTGAGGCGGTTGCATTTGTTCCTCCCTCGCCGCCCGCTACAGTCAGATATGTACCGAAGCTGACATTGTTTCCGCTTCCCGCCGCAGTCGTGGTTGTTGTAATGGTGGTGCTTACATTTGTGTTCGCAAGCAAATACACCCATGAGATTGCAATCGAACCCGAAGCACCGCCGCCTCCGGCGTACTGAGAAGAACCCGAAGCACCCGCTCCGTTCCCGCCGTTACCCCCGCCGCTCAAAGCAATTACCTTATACCACCCGTCATTAGGCGCGGTAAATGTCCCGCTTGATGTAAATACTCTCCTTAAAGACCTGCTTGTTGTTGGTGTCATCATTATACCCCCACTTTCATCATTCCGCTTAAGCCCGAGCTTCTCACCCACATATTATAAGGACTTAAGCACTTAATCCATTCCCTAGCCTGAGCGTCAAAGGTAGTTATAGTTACATTTGCGCCCCCCAAGCTTCTGGTAAACTCCAGCCACTGCTCCTCAAACTGCAAAAACAAATCCGTCGTATCAATCTGGTCAATCAGCCCCGTCACAAACCCGCAAACATTTTTATCTGCGCGGGTATCGGTGATAGCCGATTGCGAAATGCTCGTAGTGCCCGCCCCGACTAAAACAACGGCAAGCGATATGTCAAAATAAGTCCCGTCCCTAACAATTGCGGGAATCTGAGGACTTGCCGCAGGCGTCCCCGAAATAACCGCAAATCCCGCCTTTCTGTCCGCATAATCACATCGAACGACAACTCTGTCATATCGGGGATTAACTCCGTTCGCATTCGGCAGAGTTACCTTTTCACCCTCCTTAGAGCGAAACCAACGCCCTTCGAGCATAGCCCCTCCATCTCCGATATTAAGCGTCATATTAACCCCCGCCGTAACCTGCAAAGCCGAAGCGGAGGACAATATCACCCCGCTTGAAACCAAAGCCTTGTAATAATTTGCGAAATCAATATCACTGTAAACCCTGTCCCCGTCCATTGATGAAAAAAAACCATATTCCGTCAAAATAATCACTCCTTTCTTAGAGCCTGTTCAATAAAAAATACGCATCCTACGAATGTGCGTTTCCGCACTCCACGAATACGTTCCTTGCCTGCCAAACACGCACAAGCGCGCCCTCTTAAATTAATTGTCAATTATCAATTGTCAATTGTCAATTGACTCAACTCCTTTCTTGCCGTTTCTTCATCGCATTTAAAAATTTCCATCATAGCGGAAACCTTTGACTTCAGCCCTGCATTCACAAGCTTAATATTATTGTCAATTAACGTGTTGTCATCGCATACAATGCCATCGTGCCAACCAATCGTTACCGAACATTCGGCGGCTTTGTCACGCGGAATCGCGCCGCTTGCCGCACCTAAGTAAAGTATGGCTTTAGCGAGCGGTTCAAAGGCTTCCGTGAGCAAATTTTTATTTGCCTTTGCGGCGGCGGCAGTCTTGTTGTCGCGGTAGAGGATTTCAGTTGCCGTGCGAACGCCCCTTATTTCATCAAAAGATAAAGCACCCGCCGATAACCCCGTTTGAAAGCAAAGCAGGTTAAGCAGAGCATTTATTGCCTTGATATGCTCGTCAACCCTAAGCGTTACGGTATTGTCGATAATTTTCAAATCGGATTCCTCATCGCATTTTAAGGCAACGTAAGCTTCATCGTCCGCGTCAAAGTACCTCCTCAGCTCTCCCGTAGCAATATCGGCAACGGTCTGCACGCAGGAGGAGGGCACGATAATGCGCTTTTTCCCCAAAATAAACTCCCGCGCAAAGCTGTCAAACGCAACATCAAGAGCTTTAATTGTATCAACGGCATTTGCAAAAACAGACAACCCGACCGGCGAATCGGGATGAAGATTATTAGCCCCCGCCGGGCGGAAGTAAGCGAAAAGCGGAGGCGCATCCGGGCAAATCACCAAGGGCGGCAAATCGGGATACAGCTCCGAAAGCGGACATTCATCGCCCAATTGCGAAAATGTCTTAGACCGAAAAAGCCTATGCTCAATAAAGTACTCCCCGTCTGAGTTTCGGCTTTGCCGTTCCAATAAAACGTACCAAAGTTCGCCTTTCCGCATTTGAGAGCAAAACACACCGCCGTCAATATTGCGCCCGCTCCATGAAATCGGTATAAACCTGTCGGCGTTAATAAAGTCCGCCATAACCTCCCCGCCGCAAAGCCGCGCCTTTAAAGCACCTCCGCCCAACGCGAACGAAAAGGAAAGCCACTCCGGCGCAAGCCGCCAAAAACCCGAAGTATTCAAAACCCCGTCAAGGAATTTTTGACATTCGGCATTACTCGCGGAAAAGCTCGGCTGCTCCGAGAAAATAAGCTGCGAAAAGTAATCACAGAGGATTTTCGCCGTCCCAATCGTGTGAATACTCCTTGTCCCCGAATGATAAAGCCCCGATTTTTTAGCCGTCTTCCAAGGCGTGTCACCCGCAAAAATCCGCGCCGCCCTTTCAATATCAGCATAATCCCCGCTCAATCCAGGCAGCGAAATTTCGGGGTAAACCCCCGCCGCCATCTTACATACATTCATAAAATCAACTCCTTGATTATAACTATATCACACCTCAACAGTAACATACAATCACATCTTTAAAAACCCCCAAAAATGTCAACTGTCAACTGTTCATTGTCAATTGTTAATTGTCAATTGCCTAAACTCCCCCATACCTCTCCGAAAACCTAATCGTAACCGAAAGCGACTTAATCCCCGTTCCCGCTTGGCAAACAATCTCATTAACCCCCGGCTCCAATTGCAAAAAAGTGCTCCCCCAAACCATATGATTAATAATATTCGTCTCAACCCCGCCGCGAACCAGCTTGACCGATTTCCGCCCCTTATTTGTGTCAATCACAACCCTGTCATGCGCCAAAAGATTCATATCCAATTCAAACCATTCATAGGTGTTGATATTTTGAAGTTT